GTTAATTCTTTTTTTATCATTGTTCTATTTTTATTAGATTATATATAAGTTCTAAAACTTTTACTTTTTTTTATAACAAACCTTTTAAACATAAGGCTTTAAGTACTGTTTTTTTTTACTTGAAATTCACCAAAAAACATAAATTGGTGAATCTCAAGTAATTTTAGAACCAATTTTTCTTCCCTAAAAAGGTAAGGTATCATAACCTTACTTTTATGTAGTGTCTAAATTTATCTTTAAGTGTTCTGAAACTCCTAAGAATTCAAAAACAGATTTGCTTATTTCATTTGCTTCAAGTACATCTTTTTTGATTTTATTTTCTGAATACAATTTATGGTATTTTGAAACCAAATTGTGATTAGATTTTCTGGAGACATCAGTTCTGTCAAATTGTTTATAAATTTCTTGATTAGTTGCACCTTTGCTAATTGCTAAGTCAACTAGTTCGATTATTAGTTTGTCCATTGGTGTATCTGTCTTTTGTTTCATAATTTATATTTTTAATTTTAAAAAGTCAGCAGATGCATATGACATAAACCAATCTTCATTTTCTGTATATTTATCTATAACAGCATCAATCATTACAAGTTTATCTATATTTGAAGAAGATATCTTATCAATAAGACTATTCATTTTTCTCATAACATTCATTGTCATTTCTTCATTGTTATTATGTACTGTGTCAAAGTCTTCATTAACATAACCCTCTAACATTTTAATAAGTCTATTGCCAGTTAGTTTTATATCTTGCCTGTACTTTGTAGTTCCTTTTAAATCCTCTATTGCTTCAATTAGCATTTGACCAATCAATACAACTTTTAAATAATCTAATTGCTTATTCATCTTCGTTTAATTTTATTCCTAAATCATTCATCATTGTAGTCATTTTATCTAACCTTAATTCAAGTTCTTTGTTTTTATAAAACAAGTAAGAATAACTCTTAGAGCTTTGTTCTATAATAGGTTCAAATTGTTTAAATGCTCTATTTACTTTTTCTCTATCTAAAAAACAAGTAACGTTATTTAAACTATGCAATACAGTTGCGTGATTCTTTCCTAAAGGCTTTCCTATTTCATACAAGCTGCATATAGTTATTTTTCTTGCTAACTCATAATAAAAGGCTCTTGCATCAACAAAATTTCTTTTTCTTGAATCTGTTGAAATATCTATATTAAATAATGTATTCGTGTAATTTATTAATTCTTCTAACATCTTAGTTTGTTCTTAATTTTAAAAGGTTATAGCATTCTATATATCTTTGTTTTGCTTTTCCTTTATATTGTTGTTTAAATAATTCGTACATTCTTTTAGTGTATTGATATTTAGTATTGCAATCAGCTAAGTACTTTTCTGCGTACTTCTTTCCCTTGCCTTTAAAATAATTTACATTATCAGCTGTATCTCCTATAATCATTTGCTCATAAAAATTATACATAGCTTCTTCTTCTGTAATATCATACACCACCTTATGCTTGTAATGATAATTATACATCAAGCAAGGAAACTGTTTGTAGTCTTTATCTATTGAAACTATCATAACTTCATTCCTGCCAAAATCTTTAGATAAATTATACCAATACCTAGCAACCATATCATCAGTTTCTATTCCGTAACCGTAAACAGAATTATGTTTCTCTTTAACGTATGCGTGTACTTCATTTAATAAAGGCGGTTTCTCTTGGTTTGTTCTATTAGCCTTATACTTGCTTGTTATTAGCTTTCTAAAGTTACCTAGTGAACCACTAAAAATAAGTATCTTGTCTATATCGTAATTTTCCTCAAGGTCATTTACAATACCCATAAGTTGCTCATCAAACTTATCAGTCGCATCAGATAGTTTCTTATAATAAGGACTATCATCTGGAGTTAATCTTTTACGATAACAACTAGCAAATATTAAACTATCTGCATCTACAAGTAAAATCATAACATTGATGATTTAAAACAATCTCTACTGCATACACCTTTGCTTTCTATTGGTGTTCCGCATTCTGTACATTCATAATCTTTTTCATTATAATATTCGTCTAAGTCGTAATCTAATTGTGTCATCTGTCTATTTTGTTTTTGTTTCTTAATAATTCAATTTCTCTATTTAAATAATCTTGTGCCTTAATTAAATCAAGTAACTCATCTTGCTTCTTTCCTGCACGTGCTACATATTTAATTATATTTCCTCTGCAAAAGTTTAAATTATAATCTCTTATAAAATCTATAATATCATAATCTTTACCACTGTCATAATGTAATTGTGTAGCCTTCATTATATAACTTCTATTTTACCATTTCTATAATGCTGACAAATAATACCAGTATCTAAAATAACTGTTTTAAATGGTACTATATTTTTACTCTCTTTGTACTGTCTGATAATTCTTTTTATTGTTTTCATAATTTACCTTTTTAAATATTTCTTTGTTTTTAATAATTCTTTAATTTCGTTTGTAAGTTCATATATTTCACCAACTGTATAAACCCCTTTATAAAAGTCATTATCAATTTCTTTAAGTAATTCTAGTAAATTTTTCATTTTTTTTTGTTTCTAATTATTTATCAAATATACAAAACTTATTTTAATTATTAACAATAAAATGTTAATTATTTTTAAATTAAATTGTAAATCCTTGTATAGCAGATATTTATCATACCAAGATATATTACAAAATCCTTCTCAATCACTTCTTTTTCTATAAAAGTCTCCTCCATAACACCAAAAATAATACCTTTAAACAGCGTTATATTAATTTCGTATCCTATATATTCCATTTGTTTTTTATTTTTTTAAAGTCTTCGTAGTCATCACTTAACTTCAGTTCAACAATATCTTTTAAAACCTCATCTCTTTCTTGAATATTTATCCTGTCAGATAACTGATTCAACTTTTGTATAATTTCTTTTTTCATCGTATAAATTGTATCATTATTATTAATCATTGCTGCTTGGCTTTCCTCTAATAGATAACAAGGCTTTAACACTTTACTGTTGTTCCACATAGTTGTCATAGGACAATATTTGTTTACTGGTTCTGGCATCTTAATATCATTTAACCAGAACATATAATTTGCTTTAGGGTCATTAACGAAGTAAAAAGCAACCTTACCAGTAGCTATTAGCTTATCGTATTTAAACTTTTCAAGCATCTTAGTAGAATAATGTTTATTTCTAAACTTCATCTCTATAACGCATTCTTTTCCTTTTGGAGTTAAACCCTCTGCATCCCAGCTTTCACTTCCTTCTCCTGTCCAATTTAATTGCCATCCATCTAAATTTAAAATGCTTACTACTGATTTTTCTAGTTGATGTTGTTTATTCAAATTTATTTATTTAGATTAATATTTTCTATCAATATCAGCAATCCACATTAAGTAAATCTTACCATTGCAACTACAAGGTTCGTGATATTTATGGTTGTAATATTTAGCGTGTAATGTACATAATATCTTTCTATATTCTGGAGTTAGTTTATTTGTAACGTTTGCTTTAAAATCAACCCATATATTTTTATCTTCTTCTACCATAACTCAACGTCATTAAGTTTATTCTTTCTATCCTCACATCCACAATTTTCTCCCCATATCTTTTTAACCAGCCACTTGATTCCAGTATAGGTTGTAATTAATTCAATTAAATTTCCTAGTTTCATAACAATTCATCTTTTAGTTTATTTTTAACTGTATTATAAGTATTGTAAAGGCTATAATATCCAATCTTTGTATCTCTGCTTAATTCTGCAATACTCTTTCCTTTAGCAACCAATTCAAATACTTTCTTGTCGTACCAGAAAACGTCATCTACTGCGTTCAAATAGCTGTTTAGAAACTTCTCGTATTGAGCTTCATATTCTAAAGGGTCTATTTCTTCAAACTGTTTATCAATTTCATCTAAAGATACTTTTTTAATTTTAGAACTAGCACGAAGATACTGTACATAGATTCCTCTTAATTGTTTAAAAACATAATAGTAGTTTACTTGGTCGCCATACCATAAGTTTTTACCTTCCCTTTCATATCTAATAAGATAAATATACATTTCCTGTACTATGTCTTCTTGTATATTTGCAGGACAACCAAAAGATTTTACAATATTTATCCAAGTTTTATGTTTCTTGTATGCTAATTCAACTAATTTTGACATATATTTAAAATGGTATTTCTACGTGTTTAGGTTTTTGTGCTATATAATCTTTTAAAGGGTCGTAAATGTTTCCAACTACAAAAGGTAATCCGTATTTATTTACACTAAAATCAAAACTTTCAAACGAGTAACCTCTACTCAATTTGCAGTTTACTGTTATATTGTCTTTATGAACTGTATTAGGCTCTAATGCTATTGCTGTTTCACATTTCTTGTATAGGAAACTTCCTAAATGACCAGTTGCTTTATCGCTTCCATAATTACTATGTATTACAGTTATAATATGGCAATCATATCTTGCACTCCATTCCATTAATTTTTGCGTACAAAGGTTAGATTCTTCAAGATTATTTACATCGCTTACAAGGTCTGCAATTCCGTCTATTATAACTAATCCGTTGTTACCTTTATTTTGTTCTAAAGTCCATTCAATGAATTTTAGCCTTGTTTTATAATTTATAGTTCTTAAAGCATAAGTCTGATAACATCCAAAGTCTTTTAATACAGTCATATCTTCAACTCTTTTAAATACCCTTTGACTGTGCCAATGACCTTGCTCTGTATCAAAATGAATTAAACACCTTCCATTTCTATTTCCTTTTATATTTCCTCCAAAATTATTTTTACCACTTAAATAGACACTTGCTAAAAGTGATATAAAAAATGTCTTCTTTGTTTTTGGTGGTGCCTGTACAAAAGAGAAGTTTCCATAGGTTCCAATTGGTATTGGTATCTTTATATCTCCATCTTTTGTTGATATTATTTTTTCTCCTAAACTTAAAGCAGTTGGAGGATATGCAACAATCTCATCTGTTGTTATCCTGCATTCTTCTGCAACAAGTTCCATTTCCATTTGCGTAATTGTCTGTTCTTCTGTCATTGTTTATAAATTTGTCCAAATATATAAAAAAAAAGGGTGGCTATTAAACCACCCCTATTTAATTTAAAAAGGAAAATCAGACGCTACTTCTTCAGATACTTCTTGTTTTACTTCTTTTTCTGCATTTACAATACTTCCATTATTCCAAACTACTTTACCATTTCCCAAATATGATTTAGGTTTTTTATCTTGGTTTTCTTCTTTAGTTTGACTAACAAATACTGCTGTATTGTTTCCGTATCTTGTTTCGTCATTAATTGACATTGTTAAGTTGATGTACACTGCACCATCTTTTCCTGCTACAAATTTTTCCTTAGGTAATTTGTCTACTCTTAAACTGTAATTGATAATTGCACTCATAATAATTCTATTTAATTTAGGTTAATAATTATATTTATTTTCTTTTAAATGATTCTGATTCATCTTCTCCAAAAACTCCCAATTCATAGAAGCCAGTTAGTTTTAATACCGCTCTTGACATTGCTCTTTTTTCTGCCATTTCAGCCACATACCAACTGTTTGTGTTTCCATCTTTAAATGTATCTCCTTTTAATGCGCTTCCAAAAGTCTGTATCATTTTACCTTCCTTTTGTGCCTTTGCTTTAAATACTGCAAAGTTAGGTTCACATTTGATAACTTCATAATCTACATAAATTTGTTCTTTAGCTTGTATTTTATCAATACCTTGTCTAGTTAAAATTGTGTAGTGCTGATGCTTGTAAACATCATCTGGAGTTAATTCATACTTTAAATAAAGTTCTTTTAATTTGTCTGTTTTCATTATCTTAATTTTAATACTGTTACTTGTCCTTCTAAAAATTCAACTCTGTTTTCTAATGCCATAATTCTTGCATTTAAATAATCTACTAAATCATCTTTCGAGGATTGTCTTAATCTCATAATGTCTTCTGTGTGTGTCATTCGTCTATTTTTATTGCTAGTTTTAAATAATTTCTTGTTCCTATTTCTGGCACTCTTAACTGGTAATTAATATTGATATCAGTTAAGTTGTGATCTTGTTCTGTGTGGTACTCAATTTGAAGTCTTAATTTTTCCCACGCTTCTTTACTCAATCTCATCAAATAAATCATAAGGAGATTGTACACCTGTAAAGAAATATAAATCTTTCCAAATTCCGTATCTCATACTAGATACTAATGTAATTTCTTCTAACTCTAAGCATATAAGACCAATTAAAATTGGATAACTTGCATTATGCAATTCTAGTTTGTCTTTATACTCTTTTTTCAATCTGTCAATTAATTTCATTTTGTCTTGTTTTTAATTATTTATCAAAAATAATAAATAAAATGTTAATAAAAAAATATATTTTAATTTATTTTTTAGAATAGCTTTTTTTAATTGGTTAGAAAAATTATCTTCTACTTCTTTAGGTTTATAACCTTTATCTAACTTATCGTTAATAGCGTTTCTTATAAATTTGCCTACGTCTACGTTTAATAATTTCATATTTTTAAACGTCTGGAGCATTTCTTCGTCTATTCTTATTACCTTAGTGTGTTTAAGTGTTTTCATAGAATTGTAATACGTTTTGTTCTCTTATTAGTTGTTAGCCACAATTACCGCAGTCAAGGCATTTCATTTGGTCAATACCACTATGATAAGACCATTCATAGCTTAAACAAGATGGGCATACAGGCGGTAACAGTTCACTTCGTTGGCTAACATCGTTTAACCGTAATTGCTCGGTTACGTGCTTATCAATAAAATCTGTTAGCCATTCTACTTTTTCATTTCCACTCATATCGGTTCTCGATACAAGTTGGTTTAATTTTTCAATCTCTATTACTTTCATTTGTTCTTGTTTATTAATTTCTGTTATTAAATTCCGCAACTACGGTTACACGCATTCCGTTGTCAGTCATTATTGTAAAAATGCCACATATATTATGTTGGAAACTCCTCACACTCTTTCAATCTCTGCCTTTACAATTTTGTATGTATCACAGTCAAACTCTAAATTGCCTTTTCTACCAAAGTGTGTGTAGAAATTATCTACTTTTAAACCCACTGCAACACAAAGAGCCTTTAAACTTCCAAAGACTCTTAAATCACTTGTTTCCTTGTTTAGATATATGTATGCCATATTATGAAGCTAAAAACATTAGCTTCATAATATTATCAGTTACTACTTTATCTCCTGCTAAAGACTTTTCAACTAAAGAGTTAAAAGTTTGTCCTGTTAAGTTTGAATAAGTTTCGATTGCTAATTTCATTGTAGTTGTCATAATTTGTGTTTTTAAGTGTTTAGCTTTATTGCTTATACAAATATACATAAGATATATGTATTAAACAAGTAAAAATACAAATATTATCAAAATAATTGTAAACTTTAACATTTGGGGCGGGTTTTGCTACGCAATGGGCTTTTTTTTAGCAACGTTAGGTAACAACGTACAAAGAAAATAAACTATTATTCGCTTTTTGTTGTTCATTGTTTATTTGTGGGTTGTCGGTATTTCCGACATACCTCTATTTTTTTTAATCGTTTACTTTACTTGTACAAATCCGTTGGCAGTTATTTTTTATTTATAGATAATTAAAGATTATTATTAATAATAAAAAGCCTATTAATAGTAAAAAAGTAAATTTAGTATCAAAAAAACAAATGCCAACGTACCCTTTTATAACAAATTGCTTTTTATTTACTTTTTTAATAAATTGTTTATATTCTATCATTTCTGTTATATTTATTTACGCAAATTGCCATAAAAGGGTACGTTGAAAGTAATTAGAGCCAGTTACTACTTAAAAACCTATCCAAAAAACACTTCAACACCCGGATCATTGTACTTAGAATCATTCTTTTCTTCAATTGTCATCGTACCTGCCAAGGCCATAATTGATGCAATAATACCATCGATTCTTTTTGTTGATCTAGATTTATCAATTCTAATATTTTCGTTTGTATCTGTAATGGCCACACAACCAGAAAGCATCCATTTTAAAATAGGATTATTACCAACACGAATTTTGCCAGACATCACCAACCGCATAAACTCTTTTGTAGGCGATGTGTAATTCATTAACGTTTGTGTAAATGGTGATAATTCTATGTTTTCAGTCATTAAATTTTGAACCAAAGAACCAGAAAACTTCCTGTCATACTCAACGTGCTTGGTAGTGTTTTTATAATACTGATGTATCACTACTTTTTCGACTTCTGAATAATCAACCATGTTACCAGGTGTAGCAATTAGATATGTATCATTTTCATCAACTGCATTTTCTCTTTTTAAGCTGGCCCAATATTGATAAGGCACACGATCTTCTTTGCTTCTTTTCTCAATAGTTTCTGCAGGGCAAAAACACCATACTTTTAAATCTCTTATACCTGCAACATCTGGTTCTGATATCATTGCATAGGCTGTAATATCTATAGTTGTTGATAAATCTAAACCGCCACAATTACCAAGCAAAGCAAAATTTTCTTCTTTAATTGGCACCATGCATTTATTCCAATATTCTGATGGTATCCACTCACTTACACCATCAACCCACATATTTAAACTTTTAGTTTTAAAATTAGGTATTTTTGAAGGCTGATTTTTTGCCTTTATATATTCCGAATTTAAAAAGTATTCTGATACTGTTATTCCTAAATTCGGATTTGATTTTTGCCAATTTTCTTCAACTTCCCAATCATCTTCTTTATCCATGTCATGGATCATAATTAAAAAAGTATCATCTGCTGCAACTTCTTCTAAAATATTAATACAACTTTCTTCAAAGTTTTTACATACACCATGTATATTGGTTCCTGCAGTTGTAATTGTATATGTAATTGGCTGCAATCTTGCTGCAGATGAAGATTCTAAATTCTCCTTTACAGAATCATCACGATGCGCATGGTATTCATCAATAATTGTTAAATGACTATTAATACCATCCTGTGTTTTACTATCACCACCCAAAGGTTTCATAAAGCTATTTGATCCTGTAAATCTAATTTCTTTCTGATACACTTTAAAACCTAACTGCTGCAACAAAGCACTTTTGTTTACAAATTCTGATGCTTGACTAAAACACAATTTTGCCTGTTCTTCTTTGGTTGCCCCAACATAGACTTCTGCACCTTCTTCTTTGTCAAAGGCCATGATGTACAAACTTAATGCAGCCATTTGTGCAGTTTTTCCGTTTTTCTTAGCCACCTTTTCATAAACGTTTCTAATCAATCTAATTTCTTTGCCTTCATCATTTTTTGTTTTCCAAGAAAATAAATTAAATAATGTAAATTGCTGATAAGGCGATAATAAAAAAGGTTTTCCTGCAGATTTTCCTTTGGTATGTTTGATGATGGTTTCAAAAAATCTGATAACCGAAAAGCCTTTCGAATGGTCCAACCAATACCCTTTTGCATCTGCGGCATCAATCAATTTATAAAAGCGATCAATGGCTTGTTTAATTCGTAAACCTGTAACAATTTTACCAGATCTAACATCTGCTGCATATTTAAACGGAATTGAATCTTGTATGTTAGTTGGTATATGCATTTTTTAATAATTGTGTAAAGATTTTGCCACTTGTTCAAATAAAGAAAGTTGATTTTCAGAACCTTCATTTACTGCACCTAACTTTTTACGATCTCGAATCGATAAACCAAAATGTGATGAAACATCATCTAATTGCTTTGTTGCTTTTTCGTACATTGTTTGATACCCTGTAATATTTGTGGCGCCAGAAGAAAACCTTTGAACCCAACCACCAACACCATTCTTTGATTTTATGTTTTCGTTATTTATAATCTTAATTAACTTACATCTTGCATCCATACTTACTGCAGCATTTTGCAAATGCATTAAATCTAAAGAAGTAACCTGTTTTGTTTTTACAAACTCATAGCCAAACCAATACCACCACTTTCTTTGAGAAGCTGTCAATTTCATAGAAATCTCTGGTTTTGGCAGTTGCTCTAAAATTTGATAAAAAACATCTTCTTTAATTTCTGATGTTCTTTTATCTGTTTTTAATTCTTCGCTTTTATGCGCAATTTTTAATTCTTTATTTTTCATAAACTATTGGTTTATACCCCCCTTACCTTAATTTTACACTATGTATTTTTCTGAC